AAGCGTGTTTCCTTCACCAAGGTAAGCAACTTCTTCAGCCGGAATGACATAGGCTCCGGCGGGTACATGCATAGGAAGATGGTCTGTGCGACCAGCCACGGGGCTATGGATAGGACCAATATGGATAATATTATCCCTATTTCCATCTGAATTTCCTCCATGTGCTTTTCCTGAACGGGCAATATTTAATGCCGCCGCTACAGCTTGGTCATGCGGATAACCTGAGCGGGACATTTCGCTTATGTTCTTGCCGATAGTAGCCTGAGATGAACCGTGTTTGAGTGGCATCACGAATATCCTACTGCGATGATGGAACCTGTGCCGGGCGAAAAATACAATCCCGTCGCAAATGGAACTTGGATTTGGTAAATACCAAGCGTGTTAGGAACGGCATAAATACGACTACCTGATGCGGCAGATGTCGCGTCATAAAGGTAACCCTGCGTGGAACCTGCCACGATAACGCTTACCGTAGCCAACCAACCTGACGACGATTTAATCACTGACGCCGTAGATACTTCCTTGCTGTTATAGAAGCCAGCATGGGTATTTATGGCAGTAACGTAAGAGTTAATGCCAATGACGCCGTTCTTTTGGGTGGAAAGGATATCGTCTAAAGATGCGATGGTAGCCTCCTATTAAAATTTGCCGTCTACCTGAAAACGATACTTAACGCCGCCCAAACGCCAGAATGTGCCAACATCCTGCGATGATAGCGAAAACGCCATAAAACGCGCCCTAATCCGGCATGAAATATATTCCGTGGATTGCGTCATGGGGAATGTTACTGAACTGACCGTGTTAGACGGGGAACCAGAATAGTAACTGGTTGACGGCGAGGTGGCCGTGTCAGTGGCGTAATTGGTATAGTAAATGGTTAAGTAAACAGTAGCATTTTGGTTGCCGCTGTACGTACCCCACTTCATGTCCGGCCAGATTTGATCCACGAAGACCAAGTTCTCGCCTTCAGCCAATTGGAAGTAACCCGTTTGGAAAGACGACAGCATGGCCGTGGTTGTCGTGCCACTGGCGGCGTCATTGCCTACTTCATGCTGGTAAATGTACGTATCGCCACCCGCCCCAATAGGTGGGCCAAGGACGGACTGATCAATCCATGCCGTGCGGCTTAGCTGACCAAAATCCCACTGTTGAGTTTGCACGTTGTACTTAACGTAGCTATCATTCTCAGTGGATGAAGCAGACGGGTAATACCATGTAATCTCGTTAAATTGACTATTAACGCCGCAAGCCACTTTACTAATATAATCTTTGTTAATGTTTTGAAATATCACGTCAAATATTGGGCATGGTATTGGCTGAGGGCCACCACCCATCATCATAAAAAACTGCCTCTGGGACATCCAGTATACGGCACCATTAAGCTGACCAGTGCAATGTCGTGAAATGGCTCCGCAATTAGAGCCAATCTTGTTAAAGCTATAGACAAATGGCGTTCCCACATATTGCATCGCCCAAAGGTCTAAGTCCGTCCAAAGCAACCCCTGTTGCGGACCTTGAATACCCGCTACAATTTTTGAACCTGTTGGGATGCGATATGAACCAGCTTGGTTGGTTGACGAGGCTATCCAGTTAGTGAAGTCCCCAACATCACACCACCTAACAAGCATAGGGTCTGCCTGTAAATTAAATGATGAACCATAAGCTACAATCTGTCGTTGAGGCATGGCGACAAAAATGCCGGAATTAACGAGCGGCCCACTGCCACCCACAATCTGAGCATTCTGCAATTGGCCGTTAGGATCGTAGTAATAGATTGCTCCACCCGCCGGACATGCAACCAAGTACGACCCAAAGTTATCTAACGTCCAATCCGTCGCGGTGATTGCTGTGCCGGGAACAGACGGTTGAGTTGAACCAACGCCAAAGCCTCCCGTACCAAATCCGCCAACGCCAAACCCAGTACCCGTAGGTTGGGGGCCAATTGCTATATAAAAATTAGACCGGACATTACCACTATTTATTGCAGTTGGGCCAGCGGAAGATATTGCCGTATTTGCGGCGGCAAAAGTAAACGAACTTGCGCTTGGGACTGTTAGAATGGTGTACAAACCAAAAAGTGTAACACCCCCAACGGTCGTAGATACACCAACATAAAACGTAGAACCTACGGAATATCCGTGATTATCAAGGTAACATGTAACCGTAGACTGCCCATTGGTGGTTTGGAATGCAGGGACGCCAACTAACTTAGCTGTACCCGTACCAGAGCCAACACCTGTAGCATTGAATATCACACCAACCGTATTGGCTGATGCGCCAATTAAGGTGTAGTCAGTTGTGCCAACAGTCACAATTTGATAAGTGTTCCCTACCACAAATGACCCAGCCGTTGTGTTGGTTGACGTGTTGGCTGTTGAGGTTGCAGCACTTGCCGCCGTAATAGAATAAGTTGTCCCCGCAGCGGTCAATAATTGATATGGTCCCGATAAAACAATCCCGCCAACAGACACGGGTGTTATATAATCAACGTAATCCAAAACCGATGCAGTAATGTTGGAATCTGTTACGTTAACCACTTTTGAACCAGATGTGGTTGAGAATACTGGTGCAGTATTTGTTACGCTATTTTGTGGCGTGATATTAACAAGGTTGTTCCCTGTCAAAACATTAAGAGAAGACTCAGCGCCAATCCCAAGATGGTTTACGGCATTTAAGTCAGCCCAACCTTTAAGTGCGCGAATCGCTGAGCCAATAGCTGAATTATAATACGCTACCCAGCCGCCAAGCTTTTGGGCCAATCCAAATCCGTTTCGCTCTGGCAGAAAGCGAATCAATTGCGAAGAAGAATACGCCGCCTCATTTAAGGTTGGGGTGACGTTTGTATCAACGCCGGGTTTGAGTTTGATCGTACCAAAGGGCATGATTAACCCCTAGTTGGCGAAGCGGCGGGGGCAGGTGAGTAAGACGACCAAGCAGCAGCCTCAAACTTCTTACGATTTTCTTCAACCAACGCACTGGCTTTCAAAGCCTGATATTGGCTTTCGTAGGTTTGGGCCATTTGTGGGTCGTCGTTAATACGCCCAAAGTTGCGCTGGAACGCAGAGATGTAAATCATACTTGCCATGATAAACATATCTGGCAGATACGTTGAAATGTAAGTTGTCGTATTCGTGGCAGAAAGCGGCGCAGAGCGGACAGTACCCGTAATGATAGTACCGTAGTTACTGTCAGGCGTTGGCCCCACAATCATATATTGGCTAGTATTACCTGTAGTAGCAGTATCGCCCCCATAAACAGCAAAATACTGAGGTAAGCCTGTCGTAGAACCTGATCCGTAAACATTCTGTATAAATTCTTTAGTAACTGGCAATAGCGGTGAAGAAACACCGGAATTAACTACTTCAAACGTCTGCGGTACAATAAACTGCGACGTAGGTAAAGTTAACGTATTGTTATTTTGGGTAAATGAATAAGCTGTCGTGCTAATTTGAGTAGAAAGAAAGTCTAAATCACGCTGCATACGCAATTCTGCGTAGCTGATCATTTGGGGCAAAATGATCGTGAAATTGGTATCATTGGACGGAATGACGGCCATTGTGCTAATTTGCTGCACGTAACTTGAGTATGTTAAGGCCATAACTTAATCCTACGATGCCATGTCAAAGGCAGCCTTTTCTACCGCCGCAACTCTATTTGACCAACCTTTGCCAAACGTACCATACGTGGGCAAACTTTGCAAAAAGGCTAGTCTTGCTTCACAGACTCCCGTAGCAACTTCACGAGCGTTAGCCGCTTCACAAGCATTAATTGTGGCTTGGCCGATTTGTCCGTCCGCACCAACACCAAGTACCTGCTGAAGGGTTTTCGCCGCACGGCCTACCCCACTATTAACAGCCATATCAAAAGTGGCATAGTCAACGCCAAGAGGAAGTGAGTCGCCACTGATCTTATCCCAATAATTAGCCTTATACAAAGGAGCCACGTCCTGCGGCCCTAAAGCCCTCATTTCAGCTTCAGTAACATCTCGCTTCACCCAAGATTCCCAAACTTTTTGCGTTACGCCAAGATTTGTACGACCGCCGGGGTCTTTGGGATTATCCGTATACCCACCTTCAGATTTAAGAACGAGGGCTAAACATTGTTCAAAATTACCGTTCACTGTTTGTTCCCCAAAGAAGCCGTAAGCGCATCAGTCTTTTG